AAGAGGTTTTTGCTGGGGTTCATATCCTCTAATGCCCTGGCTTCATTTGGCGTCATCCATCCAGATCCGATTGCATTCTTGTAAAACTCGGATCTACTTTTTGAATCAGCCCGTAAAATCCCCTCTACTGCATGCTTGAAATATAGGCTCTCCTTCTGTTCTCTCGGGGACAAGAGCTGCATATTATAATTCTGCTCAAGTCGGACCAGCCAGAGCAAAATACAATCGCCATAAAAAGATAGCTGCTCACTCTCGATGTTGTTGAAAGAGGATTTTGTCAAATCCTTGAGTTTATGGGGTGGAAGGTTAAACCAACGGGCGATTTCAGGAATTTGGAATTGTCTGGACTCCAAAAATTGACTATCTTCCGGTGGAATACCTATATTTTCTATCTTCAGACCATCCTCCAAGAGCATAAGTCTATGAGATTGGCCAAGGCCGCTATAAGATTCAGTCAAGGATGCCTTTAGATTCTTGTGGGATTCCGCATTGAGTTGCCCCGGATGAGATACGATTACTCCAGGATGAGTGCCTTGCCCGAAGTAATGGCTTCCAAATGTTTCCATGGCCATACCCAATCCGATTGACTTTCGCGCCATGGCAATCGGTGAATATCCTACAAATCCATCAAATCCGAGGCCTGGAATGTGTAAAATCTGCTCTCTTGATAACCATTTGGTCTCTTTTTCAACCCGGATTTCATACCAAAGTTTACCTTCTATCATCTGAATATCGTTGACCTTGTTTGGGGGGATCGGCCAGAGTTCGACAACTTCCCTATATCCATTTTTTACTTTCTCAGCATAACCATTACCCCAAGTAAGAATATGGGCCTGCATAACCGCTCGACCTATCTCCGCCGTCATGTATGGATTCCATCGGTCATGCATGACCTGATAGAGGGATTTTTCTGCGACTATCTGCTTAGATTTGCCCGTTCTTTGCATTAGGTGAAGGGGAAGGGTGCTCACCGTGCCTGAAATGAGCGTAACGGCATTCCAAACGGCAGAATAGGTGAGGGCGGTTTCCTCAGTTACAATTTCACCCGAAAGAGATTGAGAGCCACGGGGATTCCAAAGCGAATGATCCCAACTTTTGGGATCTGTGAGACTGAGATTGAAAACTCGTTTAGCTCCCTGTTTGATTTGATGACCAACATACCAAGCAAGGAGATTGGCTTTCGTGAATATATTCAAGAATAGGCCGCCTTTAGCTAAAGATTAGCTTCTGGCAACTATTATGAGGGATAAAATAGGGGTTTGTCTAAGACGATATAGACAAAATAGACGATCTGGACAGTTTTTTTAGAAGAAATTAATAAATAACGTTCATCCGGGCCGCATGATTTATCGGATCAATTCTATTTGCTTGTTAGATTTCATTCGTTATATAAAGCAGCCAATCCCAATTAATTGGTTGATATCCCGTTTCCGGTTGAGTTACTTTCCTGGTTTTACACTTTTGGCATTCAAAATATTTGGTAAAACCATCATTTTTGATAATATTCATTTTATGCCAAAATCTATGCTCAGGATCAATGAACATTCTAACCATTTTAACCTCCAAAAACCTAACATTAACATATAAAGCAATTTTATCTGAGATTCAGGCTTTTGTCAATCTTCTTTCATCTGTACCATCTTTTTGACTTCTTCCCGCCTGATCCTGACTGTATTGCCAGGTCCAATATTAACAGCTTCGATCTCCCCGCTATCAATCCAGCCATAAATGGTCTTCACCGATAGGGAGAAATAAGCAGCGACCTCATCCGGTCTCAGGTATTCCTTATTTGGGAGCGTGTGGAAAAAACGACCCTTAATCCGGCATCTCACCATCGATTCAAGCGGGATTTTCCTGATACCACCCATTAATTTGACAGAAAGATGCCCGTGATCGATCCATAATCTGATTGTCTCTGCCGAGACAGACATATAATCTGCGGCCTCATCGATATTGAAGAGTTCCTTTTCCTGAGTATCCAATACCTCGGAACTTTCAGGCAGTTTTAATGCTGGTTCCGGGTTGTCTTTAAGTTCAGGTACATCGTCATTTCTTATCTTTTTCGGTCTTCCCATTGATTATTTCTCCTTTCATTTTCTTTTGGGTGAACTCATTATTGCCATATCCAATGATATATTTAATTTTGGTGCTTGTTCTATGGCCTCAATTAAGACATCAATAGATTTTCCGGTTTTATATCCTCGTTTAATTTCCTCAATAGAATATATCGAATGTTTAGCTATCGTTTTCAATATTTTATCTTCTAATGTTTCCATTTTTCCTTCTCTCCTTTTAATAATAAATCGATTTAACAAACCCTTGAGTTATTGCTTCATCCGCATTTAGCCATGACTCTTTTCTCATCATTTTCAGAATATCACTTTTAGGCTTTCCTAATTTAGTAGAAATAATTTTGCTCATGATTGTCTCTGCTTTCTTGAGAACCAACTTTTCCTCAACAATCTTGTTATCATCCATCATCGGAATAAAAGGCTTTGCTATCCCTATAAAAGCTTTCTCATGTATATTTATTTCATCAACAGCCAATGCAATTATGAAAGCTATCCCATATGCTAATCCATCAATATGTACTACTTTTTCACCTTCATAATTTTTAATAGCATTATAAATAGCTATTCCCTCAAAGAATTCCCCGCCTGGTGAATTTATTTTTATGTCTACCGGATTTGGCTCAACAGCTTTAAGTTGTGATATAATTGATTTTGCCGTTATGCCACCTTGACCTATTGAATCATAAATAAGAATTTCTTTTTCCATCTTTCTCCTTTCATAGTGCCATATGCTTACCTTTGTGATTTATTTAAGTCGAACCAATCCTTTATTGTTAATAATTTCCCCAGTTAGTAGATTCACAAAATTATTGCAATCCGTGCAATAAACTTCATATATGCTCGACGCTCTCAAAACTACTGAGCAATCAAAATCTACATCAGTTTTTGTACAATCCCCATGAGGATAACCGGCTATTTGCCAGTTCCTATGTTTACATTTCTCCATTATTCATTCCTTTCTCTCCTATAGTGATATGCGTTTCAAATAATCTTCTTCTTTGTCACACCATTCAGTAAGTTGCTCTCTCGTTTCATCTGATATTGTCGATAGATCATTATGGCCATCATCAACATGTTCTAATCCGGCGCGAATTACCGCGATAACCTCTGACAGTTTTTCTTCTGGTATAGCTAAAATTTCCTTTGCCATTTCCCCTTTCCTTTTTTGTAATGGTATCCTCTATTTCATAAGCATCAAATAACTTTTCCATTTAAGGCAATCAAATCTTTTTCATTTTTGCAATTATCCAAATATGGCGCTAATTTTGTCAAAATATCTTCTTCTTGATCCTTCAGTAAATCGCTTAGATAAATGCAAACATGCAAGCATTCGATTGTTTCATGATACCATGTAGTAACATAATTTCTTGGTGGTTCTGAACTACCAACGGCTACACCGATAAGTTCTTGATGGAATTTGGTATCATCAATGCGAATTTGCCTATTTTTTAATATCTCCATACACAAATATCCTTCTTGTTGCAATTTCTCTATTGATGTGTCCATTTTCTCTCTCCTCTCATAATGATATACGTTTAACTATCTCTTCCTTCGACAATCCAGCATAAATCGACTTGACATGGGTATCTTCCAGCACCCCGCAGGCCATAACAGAGGCAGTAATCCCATCGATCCGTCCCACCGACTTCTTTTTTGACATCTTCCGATACCCGCTGTCGTCACTGTCCACTACCACATTGGAGGCGCACCAGGTAAGACAGGGGTTTCCGTCATGCCTAAACTGCCTCTGGAGCAGCATAGTCTCGAACTTATCAATGGCAGGAGCCATGCTTCGGGCCTCCTGGCCGAATGGCATCATCTTTATGCCGGAGGGCCTGTCGAAATTCCAAACCCGCTTATCTTTGTCCCATTTACCGATTGCGAGCTCTATTCCATCCTTTTCAGCAAACTCTATAAGGTCTTTCATCCGGTTCCGGTCATAGGCTATCCCGACAAGTTGATATTTCGCCGTCTCATTATGAATGAAGCGAATCACTTGGGTCTTGCTGATGGCGCTTCCCTCCGAGGTAAAGAGGCTCTCCTGCTTTTCCCATACATCATAGGGGACATGATCGACTTCGGACTTTCGCCTCAAGTTTTCCCCCGGCAGCCAGAACCAAACCTTTAGTCGATATAGCGGGTCATTAGCGGATGGGGCAAACATAAGAGCAAAGGCAGTTAGGTCATTGACGGCGGACAGGTCCAATCCACCCCAGCACTTCCGTCCTGCGAGGAGGGAGTCATCAAAATCAGAATCCCGGCAGGGTATCCATATTTCTGGGCCAATCCAGGGGTTTTCGGCTTCTGTCCAGACACAGAATGAAAGACGTTTTACGGTGGACATCTTGGAAGGCATACCACGGGCCTCGGCGATCTGGTTTCTGATATACTCATACCCAGGCAGGCCATATTCCAGGGAAGGGTTGACCTTGGGCCACAGGCTTTCATCCTCAAGGTAATGGTCATCGATAAGATCCGCATCGTCAAGGCTGCAAATGTAGGAGAAAAACTCATCATTTTTCAGGACCCCGGTGGCTACCTTCATCCCAAAATCGTGATATTCCCAGCATACAGAGGTCTTGTCAAATCCGCTATTGGTTATCATAAATGATAAAGGTTGCCTCCTGAATTTGAACCCTGCTCGCACAAGTTCTATTATTGTCCCGTCCACAGCTTCATGTATTTCATCCAAGAGCGCAATATGTGGACGAGGGCCTGATTGACCTTTCTTCTCTGAAGAGATAACCCGGAAGAATGATCCTTTATCCAGATAGGCAAGGTTCCATCGCTTCTCACCTACGCCAGAAGGAGTAAGACGCTTCTGTAGTTCAGGGCTTTGATCATAGAATGCCACTGCATCTCGGAATAACACCATGGCTTGATCCCTATATACTGCGCAGCTATATACCTCGGCCCTCGGTTCATTATCTGCGACTAAACCTTTTAAGCCGATACCGGCAGCGAGGGGACTTTTGCCAGAATTTGCCACTGCTATTAGTGATTTACCTGCTAAAAATAAATGTGAATCGGATTCAATTGTAATGCATTTTACTGGCACTGATTTAACTCGTTCACAGCTTATAATAGCTCGATTTAGGCTTCTCATCCCCTTGACTGGCGGATAAGATAATCTTGCTGCTTTTCTTTTTAATCGAAATGGTGGGAAAGTATTATATGCTTGGAATCCCAATCTCCATCGTCTACCAACCTCTCTTCTATTGATTTTAGCAGCACTTTCATGAATAGAACATTTAAAACCAAGCCCTTTAATCAGATCACCAACATCATAGATTAATTTCCTATTACATAATGTTATTTCACATTTGCCCCCTGGAGCAATAGTGCCATCAGCGTCCATGATACCCTGTAACAATGCTAATCTCTGCGCCTTACTTGCTCTCATATATTGCATAGGAATGAATTTATCTCCAAGAAGGCCGAGTTCTCGTAGCCGCAACAAGATTGGTAATGGCATATTAATAAAATCATATGCCTCTTTTTCTTTTTCAGGACATACTCTCCAAGTAGAAGCGATAGTTCCATTCCCAAATCCATTGTTGCATCTTGGAGATAACATTTCAAACAATTCACTTTCTTTAATAAAACTTGATATCCTATCACAATCACATCCGGTCTTGTTAGATATTTCTGAAAGTGTAAACTTTTCCATTGATAACGCAGCAGAAACAACTTTTCTTCCAAGAACCTTATGGCCATTTCCATCAATTAGACTAACCCTCGCAACTTGTGGTGAATGTTCATGCTGTTCAGATATTTGCACCCCTTCGCCTTTAATATTATCAACAATCTCCCAATCTTTTCTATGAACTGTTAGACGTGCTGAATCCGTATCTCCATCGCCTAACCAACAACCAAGAACATATGGGGGAATCAATAAATCTATATCAGGCAATTCTAAGGGTGGTGCAATAGAAATATGATGATTTTTTAATGGAGCACATCCTTCACTCCATGCTTGAATGCTTTTTGATATTTCTATTGTAGTTTTTAAACGCATTCTTTTGTTTTCACGGTATGCTTTAGTAGGCCATTCATGCTCTGCGTCGGCTACAATTTCCTCTCCATCGGAAAATCTCAAGCGATAACACTTTCTCCCTGTAAATATAGGGCTTATTGCAGTAACAATCGTCGGCTCCCCTTGAGAGTTGAAAACCATATCGCCAGGTTGTATTTCACCCATTGTCGTCCAGCCCGTAGTAGTTGCAATAGGAGTATCAAGAGCAAGCGGACCTTTCCCAGTCTCCACATATGCTACCCGGAACCGCCTCATAT